CTAAGCTAGAGGATTTACAAGACAAGCTAGCGAGAATGATTGAAGTTATCTCAAAAGGCTATAAGCAGATTGTTATTGGTCAACTAGGAGATTTATTCCATAGCAGCCAAATTAAGAAGTCAGTCACAATGGCTGGCACACAATTAGATGATGTGGATATGGAAACAGCAATCAAGGATGCAAGAGCGTTTTTCGATATGTTGATTACTGAGTGTGTGAGACATTCGAAGCTAGTGACTGTGGAACACGCTGAAGGGAACCATAGCGGATCGATCGAGTATATGTTTCTCCTATATCTTGAAGCCAAGTATCCGGACATCAAAGTAAATTACCATAACAAGTACCGTCAAGCGTTCATGTTGGACAATGTGGCGATTATGATTACTCATGGACAGTATGGAAAGCGGAAAGATTTACCAATGTTGTTCGCTACAGAGTTCAGCGATATATGGAGTAAGGCAACTACACGAGAGATAATCACAGGACATTTCCACACACAACAGACGAACGACTATCAAGGTGTGATCCATCGTCAGTTAGGGACTATTAAGCCGAATGACAGCTACGAGATAGAGAATGGTTGGACGATGGGTAAGAAGGTGCTGCAGTTGTTTGAATATGATAGCGAAAGGTTGAGGGTGACGTATGACATTTAAAGGAGGAACTAACAATGAATAAAGAGAAGAGTGGCGGCTTAGGCTTCCTAAGTATTCTGACATTAATTTTTGTTGTCGCTAAATTATTTGGAGTAATTGCTTGGAGCTGGTGGTTAGTATTTACTCCAGTTCTGATTGGAGTAGGACTAACAGTATTGATTTTAATCATTGCGGTGATTGCAGCCGCAGTTAGTGACTGATATGCATTACTATTACATCCAACTATCAGTAGGAATACTAAGGCATAAGAACATCCGACAAGCGGAGTTGAAACTTAAGCACACATTGCTTGAATGCTATGGGCAGTTTAGTGACGAGTATATTGAGAGGCATAGGCTGATATACATTGGGCATGGTTGGAAGAGCGATCCGCATATTGTGGAGAGACTAAGGAGGTATGGAATGTGAAATTCTTTGGAGCATTGCTAACGGTTGATGTAAAACCTGAATTCGCTGAAGCATATAAGAAGGCGATTGAGGGCGAGAACGAAAGATACTTCACCGAGAACCCTGTATACGATAAAGAGGGAAGGTTGATCAGCAATGATATTAAACCTGTATGGAGTGGGAACTATGTGAATGTGGAGATTATCCGTGTTGGAACATCGATAGAATATTCAATAATTAATGGATTAAAAATCTCAGTAGTATCCCGCACGAAAACAAACGTTGAAGAATTCATTAAGCAGTATGAGCGTGAAGGCGCGATGTTGATTATGAAAAACTACGGGAATGTCGTATACGAAAATAGCGCTGAATAATTTTTAGAAAGAAGGTGAGGTCATGGCAAAATTTTCCGAATGGGTAATGGAAGAAGTAAATAAACCGATAATGTACCATTTTGAAGGAACTGAAAAAGAATACGAAAATCATATTGTGGAACATATAGATGAAATTTGTAGTGGCATGGGCTTGCCGCCGGTAGTTTTAGTGTGTCAACAAAAACAAATAAGGTTTGATAACAATCAAATCATCGTCGATATTATTTGCAGGCACGCTGATGATAGTTGTACTGTTTTTGAAGTAAAAAAGATAAATAAGAAGCATCCACATACATCAACAAACGAACAAGTTAAAGCAATTGGACAAGCTTTACTATACAAAAGTGTACTGGGATCTAAATTAGGAAATGTTAGAGTTTGCGTAATTGCGGAAAAGATATTCAAACGGACTTTGCTTTGTTTCTCGGAATTTGATTTACCTATCACATTGATCGAGTTCCAGAAAGATAAAGTTTTTGTTCCGTATAACAAATGGTGAAGAGGTGAGGTTGCATGACAGAAAATGACAAATACACGCCTACACCAGCTGAGAAAAAACTATTAGAAGTCTTGTTGAACGCTGAGAATGTCGGCAAGTCAGTCCAAGAGTTGTGTAATCTCGCTGGTGTTAGTCGAAATAAGTACTATGACGCAATGAAGAAACAAGAGTTTGTCGATTTGGTAAACAAAACGACTATGGCGCTAATCAAAGGGAAAGCTGCTAATGTTTTGAATGCAGCATATAATTTTGCGTTAACTGAAAAAGGTCATCAGGATAGAAAAATGTTATTAACGATTGCTGGTATCTATACCGATAAGCAAGAAACTGAAATTAGTGGTCATATTAGAACAGATAAACTAGATAGCATTCTTACTCAATTGAGTGATGATGATGGCTGATCTAAAACTTTCTTCCAAGTATAAGGAATTTTTGAAGTACGATACAGACGTTGAATTCCTAGAGGGTACTACCGCTGCTGGCAAAACAACTGTAGGAGCAGTAAAATTTCTTTTTCGTGTTGCAAGGTCAGACAGAAAGCTTCACATTATCAGTGGTTTGGACTTGGGAACAATAGAGAAGAATATCATACAAGCTGAATTAGGTATTGTTGATATTTTTGGCGATTTAGTATCCTATCATTCGAAAGGCAATAAAGATCATAGCCTTCCGCATTTACGCTATCAGACATCTAAAGGCGAGAAGATTATTTACGTCTTGGGATATGACAATAAGGCTAGGTGGAAGAAAGTCCTTGGCGGGCAGTACGGTTGTTTGTATATAGACGAAATCAATATTGCGGATATGGAGTATGTGCGAGAAATATTTATGCGTGCTGATTATGTCATGGCAACATTGAATCCAGATGATCCAGAGTTACCAATCTATCATGAGTACATCAACCATTCACGACCATTGGACAAGTTTAAAAATGATGCGCCTAAAGAAATTAACGACCAGTTGAATGCGAGTCCTAAGAAGGGCTGGGTTCACTGGTTTTTTGGCTTTAATCATAATGACGGATTAACACAAGCTAAGAAAGAAAAGATCATATCGGCTGTTCCAGTAGGCACTAAGTTGTACAAGAACAAAATACTAGGTGTCAGGGGTAGAGCTGAAGGCCTAATTTTCTCAAACTTTGAATATCGAAATAATGTCATAACACAACAAGAAGCCGCTGCAAAAGAATATGTTCATTTTTCATGCGGTGTAGATACATCATATTCTGCTCAATCAGAAGATACTATTTCCTTTATCTTTCAAGGCATCACAAATAATGGAGAGTTAGTCGTTTTGGAAGAAGAAGTAAAGAACAATAAAGATGAAAAAATACCTTTTTCGCCTAGTGACATAGCCATTAACTTATTTCAGTTCTTGGAACGATGTAGGAGCAAATGGGGACTAGCGAGAATGGTTTATGTTGATAATGCTGACCAGGCAACGTTGACAGAGATTGCTAAGTTGAAAAGGAAAAAGCCAAATGTTTATACCTTTACTGGTTCGGATAAAAGAATGAAGATTGTTGATCGTATTAATTTGATGCTGGGTTGGATAAATTCCGATGGGAAGGCGCCAAACTATTTGGTAGTTGATCATTGCAATGTTCATATACATGAAATGAACACCTATGCCTGGGATGGAGATAAGCCAGAAGATAAAAACGACCATACTATCAACGCTAGTCAATATGGGTTTTTACCAGTTAGAGAAAAAATAGGATTTGCCTACAAAAAGGCAGATGTGAAGAAAAAAATAAATATGATTAAGAAGTTAGGCTTGTAAGGAGTGTGAGGAATGGATAAAGTAAATGAATTTGAATATGACGTTGATAGCAGAGCGTCTGCTGATGTGAATGTTAACTACGTCAGCTTTGAAGTAGAATCGAATATCCATTATCGGTTTAGTTCTGCAGAAGACTTGCTCGCTGATTTGGACACTTTAGCAGGAATGATCCAACATCACCATCAATACCAAGTTCCAAGACTTGAAGTATTAGACGATTATTACAAAGCAAGAAACACCAACATCATGAAAAACCGAAGGCGTAAGGAAAAGGAAAAAGCGGATCATCGCTCTGCCCACAACTTCGGCAAGGTTTTATGTACGTTTGATGTAGGTTACAACACAGGCAATCCGATTAAGGTTCAGATCGATAGTGATGATCAGCAAAAGCAAATTGACGAATTTAACACGAATAATGATGTTGATGGTTTGAATGGCGAGCTTTGGTTAGACATGGATAAATATGGCAGAGCTTATGAAATCAGTTACCGAGACAAAGACGACATCGACTATGTAGATTTAGCAAATGTGTTTGAGACATTTGTTGTCTATGACACAACTGTTAAACGCGAGCCTATACTGGCGGTGAGATATCCTAAAACAAGATTCTCAAAAAACGCCGACAAGCAATTCATTCAGCCGATTATCTACACATCAGATAAAACAATTTATTACAAAGAAACTTCTCTGCACTCTATCTCACTTGAAAACCCAGAAGAGGAACCTCACGAATTGAAAGAAGTTCCTATTACTGAGTACTCGCCAAATCGTTTCAGAATGGGTTTATACGAAGATACTCTTTCTCTAATGGATTTGTATGATGCAGGACAATCCGATACAGCAAACTACATGACAGACTTAAACGATGCACTTCTAGTGATCAGCGGTGACATTCAAGCGTCTGGTTTAACTGCTGAAGATGCAGCCAAACAAAAGGATGCAAACATGTTGCTCCTCGAATCTGGTACAGATATCAACGGCAATAAAACGTCTGTGACAGCTGGCTATATTTATAAGCAATATGATGTAAATGGCGTAGAAGCTTATAAAGACCGTGTGAGGAAAGATATCCACGAGATTTCGATGGTTCCTGATTTAACAGATGATAACTTCTCAGGTGTGCAATCTGGTGAAGCAATGAAATATAAACTATTCGGGTTCGAACAGATGACGGCAGTGAAGCAACGGCTCTTTAAAAAAGGCCTGATGCGACGCTATCGTCTTTTATTTAACCTTAAATCAAGCATCGCAGAATTGGAAAACTCTGACCTGAAAGGTATGCGTATTACATTTACACCTAATCTACCTAAAGCGATTCTAGAAGAGCTTAAAGCGCTTGTTGATGCAGGAGCGGAGTTGAGCCAAGAGACTATCCTCGGACTTGCCTCGTTTGTTCCAGATGTAAATGCAGAGCTAAAACGTGTAAATGCTGAAGCGCCAACAGATAGAGGCGTGTTTGACAGTGACGCAGAAACCGATACGGAGGCTTAAAAAATGAATCTAAAAGAACAGATGATGAACGAGTATCAGAAGAAAGATAGTGAGAATATCAAGGAAGCTATCGCCGAAGCTATGCAAAAAGGACTCAACGAAGTTTTTTATGGCAAAGACGTAATCACAGATGATATTCGCAAAGAGTTTCAAGATGGCGGCTTTACTGTTGAGGATTATGAGGACAAGCATACGATTGATGCAAAAATTGAGTTAGTCAGATTTAGTTGGTAAGGAGTGAACAGCAATGAAAATCTATAAAGTATATGCTTCAAAAGAAGCTTGCCTGCTTTGGGATGGCAATTGGTGGGATGAATATTTAGGCCATGTTGTGGTAGCCGATAACGAAGAAGAAGCAATTCAAATCGCTTATGAAAAAGGGCTGGTTATTCCAAGAGAACAAGCGACTGTTGAAGAGGTTCTTCCTTTGAAAAAAGGTATTGTGTTATCTGATTTCAATGCAGGATAGGAGTGATTAAGTGAAATCACAAGATTACTTCATCAAGCGGGAGAAAGCTTGGCAAGAGCAACAGATTAAAGATGACAAGAAACGCATGAACGAGATCAAGAAGCGCCTGCAATACGCACAGGATGCGATACAGAAAGAGATAGACGCACAGTGGGATAGTTTTTCAAACGGGCAGAAAATCACTCGCAGTGAAGCAATGAAGCGTGCTAGTGAGATGGATGTAAAAGCATTTGCTCGGAAGGCTAAGAAGTATGTTAAAGAAAAAGACTTCTCACCTACAGCGAACAAGGAATTGAAGCTATACAACCTTACAATGCGTGTCAATCGCTTGGAATTACTGAAAGCAAATATTGGACTTGAGTTGATAGCTACGTTTAACGATATGGATAAATACTTCTCGGGAGAACTTACCAGCGCTGGCTTGAAAGAACTGCAACGTCAAGCGGGCATCTTAGAAATGACGATCGCTAAAAGCGGCTATGCCAAACTAGTGGAGCAAGTGATAAACAGCTCGTTTAGAGCGGATGGATTTGCAACGTTTAGCGAACGGCTTTGGATGTACCAAGCAGAGTTGAAAGCAGATTTGGATAAGTTGCTTGTTCGGAGCGTGACTATGGGGCGTAACCCTAAGCAGTTGGCACCAGAATTAAGCAAGTTGCTTACAGAAGAAGGACGAGAGAATACTAAGTTCAATACGCAGCGCTTAATGGTAACGGAAACTACAAGGGTGCAGACGGGGATTCAAGAGCAAAGCTATCGTGATGCTGAAATAGATCAATACGTTTATATAGCCGAACCAACAGCATGCAAAAATCTGTGCGACCCGCTAAGCGGAAAGATATTCAATGTTAAGGATATGCAGCCAGGCGTTAACGCGCCCAGTCTACACCCTTTTTGCCGCTGCTCAACCGCACCGTATGTTGATCGTGATGCATTTAAGAAGTCGCTTAAAGAAAGAGGATTATAACAATGAAAAAAACAATCACTCTAAAAATAAAAATGAAATTCCTGTTCTATTGGTATTTATTTAAAGTCAAGTTTCAAAGTTTATATAATACAGAACTGGCCGAAGATACATTCGAATGGTTCATGTGTGATTTCGAAGAAAATCAGAACAAATATATCAAAGTTAATCAAAGTCTCTAGCCCATTCGCTAACGGCTTTTTTATAATCGGGGGCTTTGGTAGGTGATAGGCGGCATCTAGGTTCGAATCCTAGCGTTCTCGCCCATGTACACCAGAGATAACCGCCTAACTTTTTAAATATCTCTAAAAATCGGAAAATTTAGACCAAATAAAGCCTTAGCCCATTCGCTAACGGCTTTTTATTATGCCTTCTTACTGCTTACAGGCATTAAAGAGAAAGCTGTTCCGACTGACTGGCGTAACTAGTTAAATTATCGGGTAGCGGACGTAACCGCGGAGGAATAATCATGGATAGTAAGAAGTTCATTGATATCTGTAAAGAAGCTGTTGTTGCTTATGCTAATGATAGTTTCGAGAAGACAGATCAGGTTCAAATTACCGAAGAAGATGTTTTTGTTGTTTGGAGCTGCAAAACGTTGCAAAACAATAAAGCTTTGCTCAGCACAACGGTTTCAGATGGTATGTATTATGAATTGACCCATAACGGCGATAAGTCAGAAGTATACCTTGATGCATATAAAAAATGGGAAAATAAGTGTATTAAAGTCTAGCGAACGTTAGGCTTTTTGTTTTTGTCCAGGCATTGATGACTTTAAAAGCTATGGAAAGTGCAAGCATTTATCCACGTTAAAAGATATGGAAGGAGAAATATTTGATGAAAGATAAATTATTGATGAAAAATAAATTTCTTATGCCGATGAAGCTACAATTCTTTGCCGATCCAGACGGAGAAGGCGACCCGGGAGAAGCAACTCCACCTGAATTAAACGTTGAAGAATTGAATGAGGAACAATTGGCGCTCATCAAAAAAAAGTATGGTTTCAAAGACGACAAAGATGTTGATTCAATCGTAAAAAGCAAGAAGTCTAGATGGCAACAAGAAGCTGAAGCAAAGAAAGAAGAAGCTAAGAAGTACGCAAAAATGAATGCGGAAGAAAAACTGCAACACGAATTGGAGCAAAAAGAAGCCGAAATCGCTGAACTGAAACGTGGACAGACTTTAAACGAAATGAAGTCAGAAGCTTCTAAAATGCTCTCAGGAGCAGGATTGCCACAAGATGATGAATTGCTCGGATTGATTGTTTCGGAAGATGCAGAAGCCACTAAAAAGGCTGTTGCAGTTATTACTAACTTTGCGTCTCAGATCAAGAAAGAAAATGCTCGTCAATCTACGCCGGGTGAAGGCGGACAGTTTTCTGCTGATAAGAACACTAAACGAACTGTGGCTGAATTGGCTGCTAAAAACAGAATCATTAAATAGGAGGAAATACTAAATGAAAAACAAACGATTAATGAATATGAATTTGCAATACTTTGCTCAGACTTGGAATCCAGATAATGTGACAGTTTACGAAACAAAAGAAGGCAAGATCCCTGACAAGTACAACACGCTTATTGTTAATGAAGTCATGGAAAACTCTAAGATCATGCAGTTGGCCAAGTATGAAGAAATGACGGACAAAGAAAAGAAATTCGAATACTTTGCCGAAGGCCCTGGCGCATATTGGGTTGGTGAAGGCGAAAAGATCAAAACATCTAAACCAAAATGGTTGCAAGCAACAATGGTTGCTAAAAAGCTTGGTGTTATCATTCCAGTTTCTCGGGAATACTTGCACTACAAAATGTCAGACTTTTTCACTGTTATGCAGCCTAAGATTGCAGAAGCTTTCTACAAAAAATTTGATGCTGCTGCGTTGTTGAATACAGACAATCCTTTTCCACAATCTTTAGAAGAATCTGTTGTTGCAGCGGCTAATGTTATCAACGGCCCTTTGACTTATGACAACATTTTGGCATTAGAAGATACTTTGGGTGAAAACGAATTTGAGCCGAACGCATTTATCTCTAACCGGAAAAATCGTACAGAACTTCGCTCTGCAGCTCAAACAGTTGGCACGAATGTTGAATTCATTTACGATCGTGCGGCCAACACTATTGATGGGTTGCCAGTAGTCGATTTGAAAGCTTTGGCAAAAGGTGAACTGTATGCAGGTGACTTTAACTACATGTTCTACGGAATCCCATACAACATCTCGTTCAAAATCTCTGAAGACGCTCAACTTTCAACTCTTACAAACGAAGACGGTACGCCAGTTAACTTGTTTGAGCAAGAATTAGTTGCTTTGCGTGCGACAATGGATGTCGGTTTCATGATCGTTAAAGACGAAGCATTCGGGAAAATCCAACCGGCGGGGGAGTAACAGTCCCCGTTACAGGCGTTACAGTATCGCCTAAAACTTCAAGTGCAGTTGCGGGGACTGCCGGTAATAGACAATTAACAGCCACTGTTGCGCCACAAAACGCAACAAATAAAACAGTGACATATTCAATTGCGCCAGCAACAACTGGCTTGGCGGTTTCTTCTAGCGGTAATATTACGTGGACTGAAACTGTACCTGCTGGTGAATACACGACAACAATCAAAACGGAAGATGGATCACATACGGATACTCACGTTTTGACTCTGACTGAACCGTAGGAAGGATAGATACGAATGGCAATTAAAGATGACGTTAAGAAGCTTCTAAGCGGTTCTACAGATGATAAGCTAGAAGTTATCGAGAAACGAACTAGAGAGCGCTTAGCGTCATTGCTAGGCGTTTCTGTTGTACCAGATTCATTAGAGTACATTGTTTTCGATGTAACCAACAAACGTTTTAACCGAGTTGGACAAGAAGGGATGTCCTCGTATTCTCAAGAAGGACTATCTATGGCATTTCCTGATTCGGATTTTTCCGAATATGGATCGGAGATTGATTCCTTTAAACGAAAAGACGATGAAGACTTATATAAGCCCAAGCAAGGGGGTATTTACTTCATATGAGATTTTTAGATGAAGTTACTTTCGAGAAAGATGGATTAGGTAGCCATTACGATCCAGACTTGGGTGAGTGGGTAGAATCGGCACCTATTCGGACGACAGCTAACGTTAACGTAACGGACGTTGGAACAGATAGAAGTATGGCAATTTTTGGAGATATACGACAAGGGGCAAAGGTTATCAGAACCATGCCTCTTTTTGTTGTTCCAGAGTATGATCGCATTTTGTACGAAGGAAAAACGTATAAGGATGTCACCACGAGAACTCCGGCATTAAGAAATAGCATTATCGTCCAGGAGGTGGCTGCAAAGTGAAAGTTTCATTGGGTTACAAAGGTGTGGATGAACTACTCAAACATTTGCAAGAAGCCGCCACGCTCAAAGACGTGCAAAGGATTGTTAAAACGAATACTGCTGACATGGCTAAGCTTGCACAACAAAAAGCGCCAGTTGATACAGGTTTCTTAAGACGTTCGATCGTCATGAAACTTGAAGACGATGGGCTACAAGGAAAAGTCACACCGATGGCAGAATATGCGAGTTATCTTGAATATGGTACAAGATTTATGGCAAAACAGGCATTCATCGGGCCCGCATTTAACGTGCAGAAAGCGATCTTTATGAAAGATATGCAGAGGTTGTTCAAATGATTAAAACAAGAGATCAATCATTATTTGATGAAATGTTTGCTAGAAGCTTGGCGCTTGGATACAAGACTTATGACTATAAGCCCATGAATGAAGTCGAATATCCGTTCGTTGAACTGGAAAGTTCTCAAACGGTCCACAGCCCGAATAAAACCGACATCAAAGGAACAGTCAATCTGACAATTTCCGTTTGGGGATTGCAGAAAAAACGCAAACAGGTATCTGATATGGCTTCAGCACTCTTTAACCAAGCATTGCAGATACAAGCCACAGAGGGCTATGCGTGGGCGCTTAACGTACAAGCTAGCGATATTCAAATGGGAGACGACACATCCACAAACACACCACTTAAAAGGGCGATTATATCGCTTGAATTTAGAATGAGATAGGAGAGATACAAATGGCAGAAGCTAAACAAGGAAAAGATAAAATTTTACTTTATCGACTTTTAAGCAAAAAAGAGCTAGAAGCTGCTTGGAAATTAGCTTTTCAAACAGAACACGAGAACAGCAAATCGCGAAGTGCGGATTCCACAGCAACTAAGGATGGTCCGATTCTTACGTTGGCAGATATCGAGTACACGCTGACCGCAACTTCCATTGCTGCTAAAGGCGATGAGCACATTGAAGAAATGGATCAAGCTTTCGATGATGGGGAAATTGTTGAAGTTTGGGAAATTGATAAAGCTGAAAAAGGGACAGGAGAGAATGCAGATAAGTACAAAGCGAAATACTCCCGTGCGTACTTAACAAGCTTCGGCGAATCGGCTAACGCAGAAGATTCGGTTGAATTATCTCTTGAATTTGGCGTCTTCGGTCGTCAGCAAAAAGGCTATGCGACATTGACAGACGAGCAAGCGGAAGTTGTCCAATATGTATTTACCGACACTGTGAAAGCGACACCAGAAGGCTAAGCACTCTTAATTGAGTGCTTTTTATTTTTAGGAGGATGAATTAATGGAATTAGTAATTGACAAGAAAACATATGGTTTTAAATTTGGCACAAAGTTTATTCGCGAAATCGATAAGCAGATGTCTGTTAAGCAGAACGATATGGAATTCGGTATCGGGTTGACGGCTAGAGTATTGCCGGAACTTAATTCTGGTAACACTAACACACTAGCTAAAATTTTGGAATTGGCCAATAAAACGGAAGATGAGCGAGTTACTTTAGATCAACTAGATGATTATATCGATGATGTTGAAGATATCGAAGCTTTGTTCGATCAAGTACTCAAGGCGATTGCGGATTCTAACGCGGGGAAGCTCGCTTCGAAAAACTTCAAGCAGCGGATGGCCAAAGTGGAACAGCAAGGGTAAAGAAATCATCCGAAGAAACGTATGAAGAAATATTCTTGAACGCTTTGAGAAAACTTGGCATGAGCGATATACGAGAAATCGAGCGTATGACCATTTGGGAATATGAGTTGCGTATGACGGCTTATGCCTTGCGAAGACTTGATGTTGAGAGAGATATTCACTGGAAAGCGTGGGTCAATCGTCAAGTGAAGGCTGAAAAGAATATCGGTACCGCTAAGAAGCCGAAAATGGTTCATGTATTTAATGATTTCAAAGAATTCTTCGACTATGAAGGAAATGAAAAGAGAATACTCGGAATTGAAGAAGATGAGACTCCAATTATACAAGACAACAAGCTGAAAGGCTTAATGATGAAAGCCAATTCTTGAGAAAGGAGGGCTTAAAATAGAACAATTTAGTGTAGAAGCTTATTTAAAAGCAACGGATAGTAATTTTGGTTCAACCTTTAGCGCCGCTATGGATCAAGTAAAGGAGTTCCAAGAAAATACCAAAAGCACTATGTCAACAGTTGGCGGTATTATGACGTCTGCTGGTAAAACGATGACAAAGGCGGTCACTCTTCCTATCTTGGGATTAACGACTGCCGCAGTCAAAGTCGGCGGTGATTTTGAGGAACAAATGAGCCGTGTAAAAGCAATATCTGGCGCAACTGGCGACGCATTTGAAGAACTAAGAGATCAGGCTATTGATTTGGGCGCTAAAACTGCTTTCAGTGCAAAAGAATCTGCAGACGGCATGGAAAACTTAGCTTCGGCTGGTTTTGATGCGCAAGAAATAATGGCTGCAATGCCTGGTCTTCTTGACTTGGCAGCAGTTTCCGGTGGAGATGTGGCGTTAGCCTCTGAAAATGCGGCTACTGCATTACGTGGGTTTGGTTTAGAAGCAGATCAATCAGGACATATCGCAGATGTGTTTGCTCGTGCCGCAGCCGATACCAACGCAGAAGTGGCTGACATGGGTGAAGCGATGAAATATATCGCGCCTGTAGCAAACGCTATGGGATTATCTATAGAAGAAACGGCTGCAGCAATAGGTATTATGAGTGACGCGGGCGTGAAAGGCTCCCAGGCTGGGACTACATTACGTGGGGCGCTATCTAGGATTTCTAAACCTACAAAAGCCATGCGTGAAACAATGGACGAGCTAGGTATTTCTTTTTACGACAGCGAAGGTAATATGATCTCACTGCAAGACCAAATTGGAATTCTATCAAATTCATTTGAGGGAATGACTCAAGAACAGAAAAACCAAGCGTTGGTTACATTGTATGGACAAGAATCACTGTCAGGTATGATGGCGCTTATCGACAAAGGCCCCGATTCACTAGGAAGCTTAACTAAGTCTTTAGAAGAATCAGATGGCGCCGCCGACGAAATGGCAAGAACGATGCAGGACAATATGAACTCTTCAATCGAACAGATGATGGGTGCACTTGAATCTGCAGCGATCGTCATTCAGGATATTCTAGCGCCAGCGATCAGTGCAGTAGCTGATTATATTGGTGGATTAGCTGAGAAGTTTGTTTCTGCTCCTAAGTGGATGCAGACCGCTATTGTTTCTTTAGGGCTTTTTGCTGCCGCGGTTGGTCCTATTTTATTTGGCATAGGAAAGCTGATGAAGCTATTCCAAACAGTAAAAGTGGGTATCTTAGCTTTGAGATCGGGATTCTCAACATTCAATACTGCCATATCTGTTGTGGGTGGTGGGTTAAAAGCGGTATTTGCGCTTATAGCAGCAAATCCAATAATTTTGCTAATCGCCGCCATTGTAGCAGCAGTAGCCGCGTTCATTTACTTCTGGAACACGAGTGAAGAGTTTCGAAACTTCTTTATCGGTATGTGGGAAGCTATAAAAGAAGCGGTAGGCGTTGCTATCGAATGGATTAAAGAATCATGGGCAAGTATGGTAGAAGGCGCTAAGAACGCCGTAGAGAGCGTCAAGCAAGTGTGGGCAGACACGAAACAGTGGTTTGCTGATTTATGGCAAGGTATCAAAGATTCAGCTTCTGCAATGTGGGAAGGCACAAAGCAAGTCTTCAACGACGCGGTAGACAGTGTTGTGTCTGCATGGAATAGCGTTACAGATTGGTTTGCTGATTTGTGGAACGGTATCAAATCAACAATTTCTTCAATTGTAGACAGTATAAAAGATGCCATCATGAGTAGATTTGGCGTATTGATTTATGGTATACGCAATGCGTTTATCCATATGAAACTATTCTTATCTACATTATGGGAGAACCTAGGTAAGATTGCAGGACAAATGTTCGAGATTTTAAAAAACATCATCTTGGCTCCTGTATTGTTTGTTACTTCAATGATTTCTGGCGGATGGGAAGAAGCTAAGAACAACATGATCGCGGTCTGGAATAATATTCTAGAAGCTGGCACAAACATTTGGAGTTCAATTCAAGCAATTTTTGACAGCTTTTTGTTAAATACAAAGATGGCTTTCTTAAACGTATGGACCGGTATCAAAGCCGCATTATCATATATTTGGACAACGATCTCTGAAACAGCTGTGAACGTATTTAACGGTATAGTCGCTTACTTTGTTGAGACATGGCAAAACATCAAACAGACTGCTATAGATAGCTGGGAAAGCACTAAAGCAGCAGTCGCTGAGACATGGCAAAATATGAAACAGGGTGCTATCGATCTGTGGAACTCTGTCAAACAATATTTTGCTGACTTATGGCAATCCACAAAAGAAAATGCAATCAACACTTGGAAATCAATCAAACAAGGTGTCGCAGACGCTTGGGAAAATACGAAGGATGCGGTAGTAAACACTGCGAAAAATATTGTAAAAGGCGCTGCACAAGCGTGGGAAGATCTCAAAACAGGGGTTAGCAATGCCGTTGAATCAGTAAAAAATACATTTGATAAAATTCGTCAAATCGATTTACTACAAATCGGGAAAGATATTATCAACGGATTGATTAATGGTATTACAAGCAAAATCGAGGATGTAAAAAACGCTGTGAAAGATATCGCGGGATCAATTACTGGAAAAATCAAAGACATTCTGAATATTCACTCACCGTCTCGTGTCATGGCTGAATTAGGCATGTTCACTTCGCAAGGTTTAGCTGATGGTATGTTAGACGGCGCTCGCTATGTTGATCGCGCATCTTCGCAAATTGCAGACCGTGCATCGAATATGGATATTGGCAATCGTATTTCGGCAGTCAATAGTCAGATTCAAACGCAAGTGCAGCACGAAGTCAGCTACGGAACGAATAGCAAACCAGCTCAATTTAATGTCCGAATCGGTAATAGCGAATTTTCTGCCTTTCTTGACGACATTAGTCAAGCACAAGGCAACGAGATTAACTTAAACATGCAATTTTAGGAGGTAGGAAATGGAAAACAGAATGTATCCGTTTATGGACACGCAAAAAAACGAACGATACATACCGGAGTACATTCCTACTTCCGCTATGTATTATGACGGCATTCTCTTTGAAGGTGTAATTGAAGGGTATCAGACTCTTTCGGTTACAGGAAGAGAAATGCTGTCAGTAGGAATTGAATCAGAGTCTATTCAAGTAGGAAGTATCATTACGAACCAAACGCTTCCTTCTCGAACGTTAACAGTCAAATACAAGTTAGAGGATAAGGATCCAGAACAACTACAAAAAAAGTTTGACTTACTGATGTGGTATCTTTACAAGAATAAAGATGTCTCGATTCAGTTTAATGACGAGTTAGATTACACCTATTACGGAAGGTTTGCTTCTGCTGATGAAGTTGCCGGAGACAGGAATAGCATTATTTCTAGTTTTAGTATCTACTGTGCTGATCCGCGAAAGTATTCTAAACAATATAAAACGTCCGGGCTAATTGCTACGTACATTCCTTATGCTATTGTTCCAGACGCAGTCAGAGTGACGTTAAGTGCTCCCACAAGCGTGAAGGTTACTAACGGTAATTTATCAATGTCAATCACAGGTGCGAGCATCGTTGCTGGTGATGTTGTTGAGTTTCGAAATCGTGAAGGCACTGTATTCGTAAATGGAGTAGATAAAACAAGCATATTAGATTGGGCTGGTGGTCAGCTCGAAGAGTTTGTCCTTAAAAAAGGCGATACTATCAAGACGAACAACGGAAAACTAGAAGTTCTTTATCGGGTGGTGATGTTATGAGCGAAAGTATTTACTTTTTGGATGACAAACAAAAGTTGCTTAAGGTATTTGGAGAAAGCAAAATCATTGAGTCTATTCAATCAAAAGAAATTACACCTGATAAGAGCGAGCTCATGAATGATACATTATCAGCAAGCGTCATTGATGATGATAAAATTAGAGATGCGGCTTTTATGGCGGTTCGTGAAGACGGATCGTCATTTTCTATGTACAAAATAACCGCTGACAGCGATCCTAGAGGGCGTTTGAATTTTTCTGGTGTCAACTTCGCTGTTGACGAGTTAAGTGCTTATATCGTTACTGACATGCGTCCGAAGGACAAAAGCTTTAAGCAGGTTGCAGAGCAAATTCTCGGATATACAAATGGGGAATGGCGAGTTGGGTTTGTTGATTCAACTTTACCAGCCCTCTCAGGAACATTTTATTATTTAAGCGTACGAGATGCTTTAAAACAGCTTCAAACTTTCGGTTGTGAGATTCTATTTAAGTGTACGATTACAGGTAACAAAGTCACTGACAAATGGATCGAGATATACAAGCAGATTGGTAAAGTTAGCAACAAACGATTTGTTTATGGTTCTAACGCTTTAGAAGTCGTTCGGCAACGAGATCGGTCTCAACTCTATACATCAATTATAGGACGTGGTAAAGGAGAGGAAGTCGGTGACGGTTACGGCAGAAGAATTGAATTCACAAATGTAGAATGGAAAAAATCAAAGGGGGATCCACTAGATAAACCAAAAGGCCAGAACTGGCTTGAGTATCCAGAAATGACAGCTCTTTACGGGATCCCAATGAAAAACGGAAGTAAACGTAAGCGGGAAACAGTATTGATCCTAGAGGATATTGAAGATCCGGTTGAATTGCTCCAGGCAACGTATGAAAATCTTGTTGAATATTCGCGACCTTTGATCCAATTTAAAACGAGTATTCTAGGTGGAGATGCTATAGGAAATATCGTTCCTATTCATCGATCGGATAAAGGGTACCATTACAAGACAAGAGTTTTTAGTATGAAGCTAGATCGTGTAACTGGCAAGGTAGAATGTGGGCTTGGCGATAACCTCAATAGTTCTAGTACTAGGCAAGCTGCAAGTATTCAAAATAGTGTAGCTAATTTGGCTGAAACAAAAATGACATTCTATGACTCGACAGAAATCAGCAAGTGGCAATCAGATATTATCCGTGGCGCTCATGGCGGTGCGGTTATTTTGATGTCGCCATCGGATTATCCGGCAGATCATCCGCAAAGAGGAGAAAGTCGGCAGCCGTTTCAGATGGTATGGATGGACGGTGATTCAATCCAAACATCTAGCCATTTCTTAGTTGCAAACTCAGATGGAATTGGATTTATAGATGGTGATTTCTATACTAGTCCATTTAAAACAGCTTGGACCATCGATGGCAAGTTCAATGCAGACTATATCAGAACTGGAACGATTCTAGCAGATATTTTTGAAACTTCATTCAATAAACTAGGCGACACACTTAAACTTGTTTCTGGTGCGTTGCAAGTCGAGAATGATGGTAAGAAAATTATGGAATTGACCAAGCGTGGCATGGAGTTTTGGAGTGGTTCGAAATCTATCGGAACGATTGGTACTGCTGGGGAACCTTTTCCAGAATTGCAAGACCAAGATGGACCTGTTTCGATGGACGGGAAAGCTTTGATGATTCGCACAAATGCTGACGGCGAGTATATTGCTTTTTCCGCCAAAACAGGAACAGGAATCATTTTAGGTAATGGTAAAGGAATGTATTTGATCGACGATAATATTCGCGTTATTGGAGATATTACCTTGTCTGGTGGCATGAATGTTATGGGCGATTTAAAGATAAACGGTCAACAAGTCTATCCAGGTGGATCTGGCGGAGGGGTCGGTCCCAGTGGCTCTACTTATGAACCAATCAATATCGGCAGTAACATTACAGGAAACCCTAATATTGTTGCTTGGCTTGACAAATATACAAAGTTATATGGTATTTCCGATTATATCGGTTTAGCTTACGCATTAATTATGGTTGAAAACCCAAGCACTGATGGAACAGATGATATCATGCAATCTTCTGAATCGGCTGGTTATCCCGGACCAGGCTATTTAACTGGAGAAGCTTCGGTTAAACAAGGGTGTAAGCATCTGGCAGAACAGATTAAAAATGGTCAAACTCAAAACGTTGATATTTGGGGAGTTATGCAAGGATATAATTTTGGAAGTGCATATATCCCTTGGTTAGCAAATCGAGGAGGGAAGAATACTACTGATTTAGCAGGAGAATATTCAAGAGACGTAGTAGCTCCTTCTTTAGGAAATACCACAGGGGCCACTTATCCATATGTTAATGCAGTTTCTCAAGCAGATGGACGAACCTATCTGTATGTTAACGGAGGAAACTTCCATTATGCAGCAATGATTCGTCAATATGTAAAAGTAACAGAAAGTGTAGGATATGTAGTACCTATTAGCAAACCAGTCACTGTGACAAGCGAATTTGGCTATCGACAACATCCTATAACAGGAGCTTACGAATTACACAATGGGATTGATTTAGTTAATGGAAATCCAACCACTCCTATTTATGCTTCGGCAGCAGGAGAAGTCGTGATTGCTGGAAGTTATCCTGAATGGTACGGAAACTATGTTGTTATTAAGCACTCGGATGGACTATACACAGGATACGCACATCAAAGTCAACTGAGAGTTTCTGTCGGCGATACGGTCAAACAGGGACAACAAATCGGCAATATGGGAACAACGGGTCCAAGTACAGGACCGCACTTACATTTTCAATTTTTCAGAAATGGTCCTTGGCCATCCAATAGTGATTTTATTAATCCAAGAGAATATATAAATTTCTAAAAAAATAAAGAGTTTTAAAGGAGCTGATAGTTTTGACGGTTAGATACCCAATTACACTTAACGTAAGCGAACCAAACAATAATATAGGGTTACTAAAAATCAGACAAGCAGATGAAGAAACACAGACTCTCGTTGTACAAATATTAGAAGATGCCACACCTAAATCATATGAAGGACTACAAGTTTTCTTTTGTGCGAAAATCGGGCAAACCGATGGATTAGGTATTATTGAACAAAAACTATTGCCATCTGAAATGACAGACCCGAAAATCGGGAAGCTAGAGTACACGATGCGAGCGCAAGATTGGCAAATATTAGGAAGGCAGCTGGCCTATTTTAGTTTCCGTAAAATGGTCGATGATCATACCTTCGTACAACAATTCACCACACGCGATTTCACTTATGAAGTCACTAAAAACGTGTTTAGTGATGGATCAAGACAGATTATAAGTGATGGTTCAACTTATATTTGGACGATTGAAGACTTGAAAAGATTGTATGAAGAATATATAGCTTCTGGTAAATCCGATTGGGAAGAGTTTGTCGAACAGAACAAAGAGGTACTTGAATCGGTTGATCCTGGTGGAACAATACTCAGTGAACTAATAAGATCAAGAAAGCCTGAAGGAGCAACACAGCCATACCCCGATTTACCGACACGACTTGATGAACAAATTGGAAAGAATAACGAATTTCGTGGTTTTGAAAGCAGTGTATCTTTTATGCAGCGCGTTCAAAATGAAAATGCTGAAAGAAGTGTGAACGTTAAGTGGTTCGGTGCAAAAGGAGATAATATAACAGACGATACCGCCGCATTGCAGGAGGCATTTGATTACGGATTTGCTAATCGTCTAAAAGTATTCATTCCAGCTGGGGATTATGTAATTACTAAGCCATTGTTAGTCAAGGCAAATCAGAAAAAAGACATTAGTTGGGTATCTATTTCTGGTGCAGGTATGGGAATTACCAATATCCACAAGAAAGGGAAAACAACATATAGTTTTGCTGATGAAACAACTTCAGCAAATGCTTCAGAAAATATTGACGCTGTAATTATTTTGATGAATGAAAGTAATTACGATAAGATACCGATTCAAGATGTTGCATCTAGTTCAAATTATTGTTCAAATATAAAACTAGAAGATTTCTCTATTTTCGGGGACACTTCAGATAATACCGAACAGGGAATATTTGCACTGGGGATTTCAATGTCTGAATTCAAAAGATTACTGTTCAAAAATTTAAATGTTGCCATGCAAACTATTCGTTACAATATGTATTGCACTTACAGTCGATTAGAGATTGAAAAAGCTAAAAACGGGTTTAGATTTCTTTCGCCATTTTGGGGAAATACAACAATGAATTTTTCTGATATACATTTAAACGGAGTAGATGAAGTAGGATATGACATAAAAGGAAAAGCAATGCTTACAAACTGCTCATCCGATGGGGGCCTGTTGTTGCCATTGAAATTTACATCTACTAATCCAACAATTCCGACAACGGCTTTTATTAATTCTTGTCACTTTGAATCTCCTGTTGCATCTGGAGTGGTATCTTTGAGCAATAGCAAAGTAACGATGACACAATGCGAAATCGAAATTCCTATGCAGAGCAATGCCGTAACATTCAAAGCAAAAGACGGTAGTGTGTTGAATGTTGTAGACAGTCGTCTGGAACGTGGTAATCGAAGTGAGTTTCCAGAAAAAAGTGCGGGAAAGATGTATGAAACAGACGTATCTTCAAGGATTATGTATAACAATCTTTTTTACAAAGGGAATTTATATGCAAATGAGCAACCGTATTACGATCCAACGAAGAATATTATTTTTGATAGATTCGATAAAGCGAAAAAGGTATATGGATATATTGCCTATATCGAAAGTAGTATACTAGATTCGAATTATCCGACATACTCGATTGATAAGAGCGGATTAGTTACGTTAAATACCACTGGCGGTAAAGAAAACAATCAGATAGGTTCAGTAGGGTTTGTCATTGATGATAAGGTTGACATCAGTAAATTTTCGATGCTAGAACTGGATGCGGATATTATATTTAATGGCGGAAACGGGGATTCTAATGCCTATACCTGCCGTGTTAATCTTCTTGCGAATAAACCATCAGAAGGTTTTGTAAGCAAAGGATCTGTTTATCCTAGTGCATATTCAAGTCAACCAATTTTCTATGGTGGAAAAAACAGAAAAATTTATTTGGATGTTAGTAATGTTTTCGGTTCATACTATTTAGAAATTAGGTGTGGGGGACAAGTAAATGTTAAGATTAATAGTTTTTCGTTACTCATATAATGTTTTTACTTTAGGGAAGTAGGTGGCATATGTGGGAATTAATTAGATTTACACTAAGGTATATTAATAAACGAAGTACCTCTTTCGCATTCTCTCTAGGTTCAATCGCCTATGGTCTCTATCACTTTTTTAACTCAAACATCCTTTCATATTCAAACGCATATGCGGCTATCAATAATATCTTCGGATTTATTGGTGGTCGTTATTTTGGTTTGATGTTTATCATCATCGGCGCTTTGAAAGTTTTTGGATTGATAATTGATAATGTGTATCTCAAACTCCCTTTATACTTTGTTCTGTTATTCCTATGGATTTTACTTGGATTGTGTTTCTTGATTACATTTCTCGAAGGTAGCACAAACCCCTCTTTTATTTACTGTTTCATTATTGCTGCCGAGAGTACCAACATAATTAAGGCGCACCAGCAAGAAATCGTCATAAAGGATGGATTCGATGGATAAATTTTGGGATAGCGGACTGCCACAATTATTAACATTGGTCGGTGTGTTCGTGTCGGGATATTTTGGCCCAAAAGCATTAACAAAAATGCAGGGGAAGAACAAAGTTGAAGAAGTTAAAACCGAAGGGGATAACAACGCAGAAGCTTTGTATATCCAAAACATGGGGAACATTATTGAAGGCTATCGCTTGCAAGTAAAGGAGTTTAAGGACGAACTAGCAGCAGTTAGATCAGAATTCCGAGAGTTTAAGAAAGAGCATGAAAAGCAAGTGACGGCGTACAAGGAACAAATTGGGTTTCTTGAGTTGCAAGTTGAAGAGCGTGATGAACGAATTCAAGAACTCGAAGGAGAAAACGAAATATTGAAAAACGAGAACACTATTTTGAAAGGTGGAGTTTAGATGGAAGCATTACAAGATGCATTGTTAAACTTGTTGATTGTTGTGGTTGGTTTGGTGGCAGCGTTTATTGGCCAAAAGGGTTCAGAATACTTGAAGAAGAAAGGTGTCTTAGCTCAGTTGGAAAGCAAGAAGAACTATGTGGCGATTGTTGTATCAGCAGTTCAGCAAGTTTACGCAGAAGCAAATGGAGACGCTAAGTTGCAAGAAGCCAAAGCTCAGTTAGTAGACTTGTTTAACAAGAACGGCATTAAGTTTACTGAAGACGAGCTGAATCTGTTAATCGAATCCGCTGTAAAAGGGATGAAGGATGGCGTTGATCAAGGAGTGGCTGAATAAGCCGCTCTTTTTTTTATAAAAAATTTGGAGGGATAAACATGGTAAAGATTGAAAAACAAATTCGCCCAAACACACCACAAGTAGGCGTAAAGCCGTACGGGCAAATCCACGCACATAGTACAGGCAACCCTAGCTCTACTGCTCAAAATGAAGCTGACTATCATATGCGACGCCCTATCAACAGTGGGTTCTTTTCCCACGTAGTCGGTAATGGTCGAGTTATCCAAACGGCTCCTGTCAATCGTGGCGCTTATGATGTTGGTGGGGGTTGGAATGCGTGGGGATATGCGCAAGTTGAATTGATTGAAAGCCATAAAACACAAGCTGAATTTGAAACGGACTATAAGATTTACGTTGATTTATTGCGTAGTTTGGCTAAAGAAGCAGGGATTCCGTTGAAATTAGATTCTGGAAATACTGGTATTTTAACGCATGAATACTGCACATATCATCAACCGAATAACAAAAGTGACCACGTAGACCCATATCCATATCTAAAAAAACGTGGAATCTCACGAGAGCAATTTAAAAAGGACATCGAAAATGGTATTTCAGCACCCACAAGCAAGCCAACTGCTTCAACAAGTTTTAAAGTCGGTGACAAGGTAAAAATCACCGATGCGCTATACAAGGATAGTACAGGCGCTGGTCGGTCGACTGCTAGTCGTGGTAAAACTGGCACAATCAAGCGAGTTGTGAGTGGCAACAAACCATATTTGATTGACAGCCTAGGTTGGGCGCATAAGAACGATATTCAACTGGTTACTAATACATCTACTACAGCTGCTAAAAAAGTAGGCGATACAGTGACAGTACAAAGTCACGCAACCAACTATCAGACTGGCCAAAAGATACCTACGTGGGTTAAAGGCAAGAAGTATAAGATTAAACAGATTAAATCAGTCAACCAATCTAAATCTAAAAAAGCATACTTGCTGGACGGAATCAATTCTTGGTTTTTGGAGCAAGATGTCAAGTAACACAAATACCCCTTACTCGGTTGAGTAGGGGGCTTTTTTTGTGTGTCTAAATAAGCAAATATGCAAGTGATTGCTTAAATGGTCACATAAAAGTATATAGTAATTTCATCGTCAACAACCTCGATCTTTTCAATGATATTTTCTATCAAGCTCCGTCTTGTAGAAAAATCTATTTCTTCAAATTTATCAACTAACTCTTCCAACGATTTCTCAAACTCTTCTTTATCTTTTTTACTCACCGTCTGGTTCAACTGTAATTCTAATTTTTCTATTTTATCTTTAAGCTCATCGGTTTTATTATCTAAGATATTTGTGGATATTTTATCTGATAGATACAAATCTAATAACTTAGTTTGCTGAGCGTTAAGTCGGGCGATTTCTCTTACGATATGTTTATTATCTATTTCGTTATTATCTTCTTTTAAAGCAAACTTAGAACTTTCTGCTCTTTTTTTTATTTCATTCATGATCGCTGCGTCCAAAAAATCGCAACGATAAGATTTTCCTGAACAAGCCCAACCGTATTTTTGCTTATGCTTGTAAGTCCTGCACGAGCAGCGATAATACTTATGTTTATATTGTTTTCCGTTGGCGGTTCTAACGCTCTCATATCCATTGTAAGGCTTTCCGCACTTGTGGCATATAATTAGTCCTGAAAATAAATAACTGTGGTTAAACGCATTGCTGTGGGGTCTGTTGCTAATTAAACGCTGAACTTTGTTGAAATCTTTTGTAGAAACGATAGGTTCGTGTTTAGCATCGTATATTTTGTTTTGATATTTCTGTTTCCCGCAATAATAATGAGATTGAAGCCTTCTTCTGACGGTAGAGTCCATGAAGCTATCTTCAAAAACGGGGAATTCTTTTTTTAATACAGAAACAATCTTATTTATCGCTTGTCCGTTTAAAAAAAGTTCAAACATTCGCTTAACAGCTAATGCTTGTGTTTCTTGAATTTCTAATTCGCCTGTAATTTGATTGTACTCATAGCCAAAAGGAACATTGCCGCCGCCCATGTAATAACCACGTTTCACACGTTCGAGTTTCCCCATTGACATGCGTTCAGTAATGTTGTCACGCTCCAATTGGGCGAAAACTGAAAGAATTCCGATCATTGCACGACCGAAAGAGGTGGTAGTATCAAAACTTTCTTGCATACTGATGAAGTCAACGTTGTTTTTTAGAAATACATCCTCAATCAAATACATAGTGTTCTTTTGGCTACGTGATAGACGGTCAAGCTTGTAAACGATGACGACATCTATTTTATTGTTTTCGATATCTTCGATCATTTCATTAAGCGCTGGCCGTTCAAGCTTAGCGCCAGAAAAAGCCGCATCTGTATAGGTCTTGAACACTTTATAATCTTTTGCTACTGCATAAGCGTTGAGTTTTTCTGTTTGCGCTTCGATCGAGTATCCTTCTTTTTCTTGTTGCGGAGTGGAAACCCGAATATATAAGCCTGCTTTTTTCATTGTATCAACTCCTAATAATTAAAAATTAATTATTTATTTGACAGTTACAGTTTGCCCTTTCATCAATATCATTTGACTAGGATCGGAAAAATTATTCATTTGAGCTAATTCTTCGACAGTCATTCCATATTTTGCAGCAAATTCCGCAAAAGGCTCTCCAGTATATTCCACATTTTTAGGCTTATTAACAACAACTTGCTCTTCGGTTGGAGGGGTCGTTTTTTCCGTGTTATTGGCTGAATCCGAAGCTGAACTATCAGATGAAAAATTATTATCAGTCGTTTCATTTTGAGCGAATGCTTGCGATGAATTATCAGTTTCTTGATTGTAGGCTACTTCTTCACTATTGTTTTCTTTAATTTCTTTTTCAAGTTTTTTTATTTGTGATTCGAGGTCTGAAATGCTTTTCTCCTTTTCATCAACCTCATTTTTCATTTCGTTGATTTCAGATTTAGCAGTTGTTAAGCTCTTGCTCAAGACGTGATTGTTCTCTCTTTGTTCTGTGAGGGTAAAGGAACTATAAGCAAAACCACAAGCAACAGCGATTAAACATACCGACAAAACAGATATTATAATTAAGTACTTTTTCATTTTTACATCTCCTTTTTTAAATAGTGGTCAAATGGTGAATAACAATATTGGCAATGATCAAATTATGACACGGCCAATAAATTTAATATCTGAATCCTCAAATCTAAATAGCAAATCCATATAATCTTTGTTCAGGGAAACCAATCTAAGTGTTTGTGTCTCTTCGTATACATAGACTTTCTTTATATAAGCTTCTCCGTCAACCTCAACTACATAAATTCTGCCGTTTTGAATACTGTCTATACCTTGTTTAAACTCATCTACATATACGATATCCCCATCATCGAATAATGGCTTCATAGAAATTCCCGCTATTTTGAATATCCAATCGTGTTCTGGTGCGTCTGCTGGAACTTCCACTATATCTTTATCAGCTTCATAGTAGTTTAAAATACCAGTACCAGCGGATAGGTAAGCTTGCACTTCTTCATGGTTATTTTGAACAGGGAATTGAACCACGTTACTATTTTGTTCTTCAAGTTGCTGTTCAGCAAAGTTGTAGACTTTTGTTTGACGTTCAGGATTAAGTTGTTTATATATTGTTTCAATGGATGGAACATTTTCATCTTCCCAACCCATTAAAAAAGCTGGGGTTGTTTTCAAAACTTCTGCAATATCATCAAGAATATTTGTAGGCAATTTTTCAATATCGCCTTTTTCATATCTAAAGATAGTAGATCTAGAAACTCCAAGTTTTTCCGCAACGACATCAGCACTTAATTTTAATTCTTTTCGCCTTAGTTTCATTCTCTCACCTATATCCATTTCACTCACCTCTTAAAAAGAGTATAAAACATACGTTGCAAAAATGCAACAAAATAAATCGCATTAATGCAACTTTTTAATTGACTAATAAATAATAGGGTGGTATATTTGTTTTAACAAGTCGCGATAATGCGACTAAAGAAAGGAGTGAGGTTCATGATCAACACAAACAAATTAAAAGGTCTTATCGTAGAACGGGGAACTACTCAACAAGCAGTAGCAGATTCAATCGGAATCGATCGAAGTACTTTTTATCGAAAAATGAAAAAAGGTGGAGATTTCTCGATTGAAGAAGCAAAAAAAATGAAGCAAGAAATCCCGCTAACTGATCAAGAAGCAATCGAAATTTTTTTTGGTGGAAAAGTCGCATTTACGCTACAAAACAAACAAACAACATAAGAAGGAGGCTGCCTAATGACAACAACAATATATCCCAATGGAATCAAAGTCCACTGTGTCTGGCAAGATGGCACTCACATGAAAGAAGGGGAAAAGATTCCTTTGGAAGTTCAGAAAAAAGCTGTTCAATCGGTTTTGAAGATGATGAAGGAAGAAAAGTGCCAATGACCTATAACCTACAACAAGAGCTGCTGATTGACACCTTAACCAAGGAGAAAGTACACAGCTTGCATGACCAGTTGAACGATCGTAAAAGCTTACTGAGCGACTCTCAACGAGATCTGTTACTAAGAGATCTCAAAAGATATCAGGAGTTACTTTATCAATGTCGTTTGAATCGGCAAATAAAAGTGAGGTGAGAAAGATGGAAGAAAAGGAAAAAGATCTATTGAAAATGTATGAAACGGCATTTGAAGGAGCTGAACAACAATTAAGTTTAGTCGCTGTATCTACGTTTAGCAGATTTAGTAAGGATTACGAAAAAGAGGAAATCCACACGATTGCAGAAATCCTCCTAGCTTTAGCTAAAGCCCCAACTGTTTTGCAGCGTTAATTTTATCTTGAACCGAAGGTTGGTTTTTCTTCCGTTCTTTAGACTCTTGCTCGATTTTAGATTTTGCAAGTGCATAAGCTGATTCATATAATTCAAATTTTTCTTGGATGGTCAAATTTGGATTAGAAGAGGAAACAACCGCTAAAGCAAACTCTTTTGCGTCGACTAACAAATAATCACCCCCTTATCAATTATTTCAGCCGACCACTGACTGATAAGGAAATTATACCAAAGAAAGGAGAATGACATTGAATGAAGTTTCAACAAATTTTGACTATTCAATAGTAGATGATACCACGGCTCAATTTTTAAAAGTAAAAGAACAAGAGCTACAGTCAATCGTTCTAAACAGTTCCATCCAGTTAGGAGAAAAACTTATAGAAGCACAAGAAAAGCTGGCAAGTTATAAAACAGGTACCTTCGAAAAGTGGTTCACATCAATCGGCTTAAAAAAGAGAACTGTTTACAACTATATCAATCAAGCTAAATTTGTGCATCAAATGCACGAATACGAACAAATCGAAATGTTCCAAGAACTACCAACCACACTCAAAACAGAAATATCCAAACCATCAGCTAAACCAGAAGCGGTAGAAATGGTTCTCTCAGGTGATATAAAAACTACCAAAGAATACCGAGAACTTGAAAAGCAGCTGAAAGCAAAGGATGAGCAAATTAAATTACAAGCACAGATGATTGATGATCTGAATGAACAAGAAGCGGAAGTGGTTGAAAAAGAAGTCATTGTCGAAAAGGTTCCAGACGACTATCAGCAGCTTAAGCAATCTACGAAGATCGTTGATGAAATTACCAGAGAAAACCAAGCGCTTAAAGCTGAACAGGAAGCTTTGAAACAACGTATAGCAGATTCTGAAAAAGCGTTGCAACAAAAAGCGAAGGTTGAAACCGATGAGCTAGAACAAGCACAGCTGAAAAGACTGCAACGTGATGCCGATATCAGCGTGCACAAACTCATTATCAATATGAATCAATTTGTTAAAGAACAAGCGGTAACGGTATACGATTCGCAAGCAATCGCTGGAGCGAACGATGAAACAAAACAAAAACTCACGGATTCAATTTCCAGAGTTGAAAAATTATTAAAACAAATCAAACAAGAAATCGGAGGAGAAGTAGCATGGGTAATCAATTAACTAAAAACAACACGATCGCATTGATCCACACATTGGAAACGCAAGGCAAACAAAGTGAAGCGTTGGTAAGTTTGTTGCGTGAAATGGGAAATGTCAAAGAAGAAATGATTGAGCTGAAAGACGAAGTAAAAGAGCATGTCAACGAAAGTCGCTCGTTGTATGAAAAAATGTCTGAGCAAGTCACTATCACCTATGAAGAGCAAAAGGAATTGCGCTCAATCGTCAGCAAACTTGCCATTAGCTTAACCGAAGAACACCAAAAGCGCCAAGGTAAAACATACAGCGGCAATCTATTTAAAGCTTGGAAAGGTATGTTCATGAGCCGCATTCACTCCAAGTTAAAGAAGCGCATGAACGTTGTCCGTTATACGTCGATTAAGCGAGTAGATTTTGATGAAGCCTTAGCTTATTTAAACGTACTAACCTATGAACACTTTAGTCTGGCAGATTTGCAAGCAACGCCTGCAGTATTGAACGTTTTGGAATTGGAGGAGAAATAATGGAATTTGAGAACGTCAAAGATGCGCTAAAAAGTGCAATGGAGTATGCCGAATCATCGAATTTACAAGTAGACGGAAAACCAGCAACCTGCGAAGACTTTCATGAGCTTATGAAAGAGCATATCTATGCTATTGCAGATTTGTTGGGTATTGATGAAGTGGCCGATCGCAACTGGAGTATTGGATAAAGGAGCAAACACAATGAAAAACAAACTAGCAAAAACAACAGCAATCATCGGACTAGCACTAGGTAGCGGCGTGATCGGCTATGCCGCAAGCAACGCATTTCAGGACTTGGACACGATCAAGGCAAACTTTAACACAGTCCTACAATACGGACAAACCAAATCACAACGTGTGTTGGAACTCGAATCACAGCTATCTAACAACACTCGCACACAGGAGCAGTTGAAAGCCGAAATCGAGCAAATCAAATCGGACAAGCAGAAGGAAATTGAAGCCAAGCAACGTGAGATTGAAGCTAAGCAGCAAGAAATCAACACGAAGCAACAGGAAGCCGATAGCTTGCGCCAACAACTGAACACAGTGCAAAACGACAAGGAGCAGTTAGAACAGCGTGTGAGCGAGTTACGGCAGTATACGGATCAAAAAGTAGGGGAGTTGGGAAAATGAAAGAGTTGACTATTTATGACCCGAATATTTCATGGGCTAAACACACAATTAAAGTTTCTTTTATGATTTGGGATTACAAAGGATACGTTACTTACAAAGTGGGCGGTAACACTAAGGGTTTATCATTAATAGCTATTGATTCAGATGATTTGCATGATGCTAATTTTGACGATAACCCCGTTAAATTTGGTGACCTTGATGAAGACTGGTTTGCTATGGAGCTTACTAACGATAAAGGCGACACTACAGTTGTAGAGGATGAATTTGACAGGTTAGGCGACTATATCGTTGGTGTAGAAATTATTGCGCACGAACCAGAATAGGAGAGTGAATACAAAATGATTAAAAGAATCACTATATCAGTTGAGGAAGATAGTGGATCGACAATGCAGCATACTGTCTCAACAAAAGAAGAAGCACTCGCTTTGATCGATCGATATTTCAAGGAGGAGTCAGCATGAATAAAATTTACTGGATTAGACGCACAACATTTATTCTTGTCATCTTCGCGTTGGGAGCCTTGCTTTCATCAGAACCACCAACATGGCTAGTCATCGGATTCCCTTGTGTCGCAATGTTACTGCTAATGATCTATGACGAAGCAGTATTTGAATTACGATCAAGGACGGTGAAGAAATGACTAGAGCGGAAGTGCTTGATCTATACTATCGCACACTTGACTGGAAAGAAATCTACTACGAAGCGCAAGCAAAAATGGACGCAAAAAAAGACTCCGGCCGGCAAGCATAGAGTCTTACGAAAAAATCATCTAAGGAGATTATACCATGAGAATAGCTATTGACACAATCGGGCGTATTCATCTAATTGACGGATACAAACCTTATGGATCAATCGTTTTCGATATTGATAAGAAGAACGATCGAGTAGGTGTTTATCAGGACAGCGACAACGAGGTTGTCCGTACACAATTTGAAACTATTGAAGAATCGGCGGAGTTCGATCGCGAAGAACTGATTCAAGGGTTAGAGCAAGTAATCGAGAAATTGAAGGAGGTCCTTTGAGTGAAACTATATGAATTAACTGGTGCATTTAACCAGGTCGCAGATATGTTGGAGTTTGATTCTGAAAACGCAGCAATTATTGATACGTTAGAATCACTTGATTTAGCCATTGAGGAAAAAGCAGACGGATACGCAAAATTGATTCGTAATCAGGAAGCTTCAAGCAAAGCATTTGATGAAGAGATCAAACGGATGAGAGAACGCAAACAAGCAATCGACAATAACGTCAAGCGAATGAAACTAAGTCTGCAAAATGCAATGGTGGAAATTGGTAAAACGAAATTTAAAACAGACTTATTTAGTTTTAACATTCAAAAAAATCAACCTAGCGTTGTGATCATTGACGAAACGTTAGTGCCAGAAAAATTTAAAAAAGTAACTATCGATTTTGATAAAACCGCAATCAAAAAAGCAGAAGAAGATGTTCCCGGTGTCGAGATCAAGCAATCAGAAAGTTTGAGGATACGATGACTTGGGCAGATGATATGGGTTTTTATGAACCCCCAGAGGAAGTTATCGAAGAAAGGAATTCAATAATGAAAATTCAAAAAGCTAGTGAAATGAAAAAAAGCGATCGGTTTAAGGCAATGATATACGCAGAACCAGGAGCGGGGAAAACGACAACACTAAAATATTTAGAAGGTAAAACTCTTGTTTTAGATATTGATGGTACCTCCAGAGTGTTAGCTGGTATTGAGAATATTGATGTTGTGGAAATTGATCCAACAAACGTAGCAAAAGAAATGATTGAGTTTTACGGATACGCGAAAGCTCATATTGATGAATATGACAATATTGTTTTGGATAATTTAAGCCACTATCAAAAGCTTTGGTTTATGGAAAAAGGCAAACACACAAAATCTGGACAACCAGAACTTCAGCATTATGGGGTGTTTGATACACACTTGATTGAACTGATATCCACATTCAATGCATTAAATACGAATGTAGTTTATACGGCTTGGGAAACGACCAGACAAATCCAATTAGAAAGCGGGCAACTATACAATCAATTCTTGCCAGACATCAGAGAGAAAGTAGTCAATCATATTATGGGAATCATTCCATTGGTGGCTAGGCTGGTTCGAAATCCTGAAACCAAGCAACGTGGATTCATTCTTCAAAAATCAAATGGAACATTCGCAAAAAATCAATTGGACCAAAGAGAAGGCTGCCTTCAAGAAAATATATTTAATATCGGAAGTGATGATGATTGACCTTTGAATTATACGACTATCAGGAAGACTTGATAAAGAGGGCTAGAGAGTCTTTTATCAATGGATATCGCGCTCCTTGTATTGTTTCTCCATGCGGCTCTGGTAAATCAGTAGTGATAGCAGAAATCGCTCGTAAGACAACATTAAAGGGCAATCAGGTATTGTTCTTAGTCCACAGAAAGGAATTAATTGACCAAATAAGGAATATTTTTGAAACGCATGGCGTGGATATGAGATTCGTTGTTTTCGGAATGGTTCAAACGATCGTGAGAAAACTAGGAAAAATAAAGAAACCTAAGCTGATCATAACGGATGAAAACCATCACAGTTTAGCTAGTAGCTATAAAAAAATTTACGAATACTATTCAGATGTCCAACGAATAGGCTTTACCGCAACACCAGTCAGATTAAACGGTAGCGGTTTGGGAGATGTCAACGATTTGTTGATAGAGGGAGTATCAGTTAAATGGTTGATTGAAAATAAACGACTAACTCCATTTAAATACTATGCACCAGCGCTGATCGATACTTCAGTTTTAAAAATGAATTCTATGTCTGAATTCTCAAAAGGCAGCATAGATAAAGCTTTGGAACAAAAAGCTATATACGGTGACGTTATCAAGCATTATAAAAAACTAGCTGAAGGTGAACAGGCAATAGTATATTGCCACAGTATTGAATCAAGTGAAAAGACAAGAGATTTATTTATTGAAGCTGGATACCAAGCAGCACATATTGACGGAAAAACGAATAAACAGGAACGTGATTCAATTATTGAAAAATTTCGTAATCACGATATTCAAATTCTGACAAATGTTGATTTGATCGGTGAGGGATTCGATGTTCCAGATTGCTCAACAGTGATAATGCTAAGGCCCACAAAGTCGCTTTCTCTATTCATTCAGCAAGCCATGAGAGGGATGCGTTACAAACCAAATAAAATATCTACAATCATTGATCACGTAGGTAATGTGAATGAACACGGATTACCAGATATGCCTAGGCAATGGAGCCTATCAAGTAAAAAAAACAGAAAGAAAGAGGATGTCATACCTATTAAGGAATGTCCTAACTGTTTTGGAACTTATGCAAGTGAAGTTGGAAATATTTGTCCTTATTGTGGGCATGAGATACCGAAAGAAGAGCGTTCTGCAAACCTTGAAACAATCGAAGGTGCAGAACTACAAGAAATAAAAATCAATCTAGATACAGGAAAGTATGCAGCAATGGAACCAGAAGAAGCTGAGAGTGTCAGCGATTTATACAAAATGGCTGATGCTAAAGGTTATAAAAAAGGCTGGGCATTCTTTCAAGCCAAAAGACTAAACCTACTATAAAAAACAGAAAGAGGTAATTAACTATGACAGTATTTAACTTAGATTTCAACGACAAATTTGAAGGCGGCGGAATTACAGACGGAGTCTATGAAGTGATCGTAAATATCGTGAAAGAGGACGCAACTAAAGGCGGCTCTGAGTATATGGAGTTAGACTTAATCATTCGTAACGACGTGCAACAAAAACATCAAAACCAACACATTTTTCATAAGATTTGGAAGAAGAAAGATACTGGCAAATACAATTTCCAAATGTTCAACACCCTCGGTTGGGCATTCCAACTACAGGAAAACAAATCCTATTCAAGCATTGATGATTTAATGCAAGACTTCGTTTTGAAGACAGCGAAAGTAACGGTTAAAAATGAAAAATCTGAGCCAAATGCACAAGGCGTAATCTATGACAACTTGAATGTAAAACGGTGGGAACAGTCGGCTTTCCCAAATGTTCAACATCAATTCAAAGATAGCAGTAAACCGAATGATTTTGCAGGCGGAAGCATCGATATTAGCGATGATGATCTTCCATTCTAATTAAAGGGAGTTGAAAGTGTGTGGCGTATGAACACATTCCAGAAGAACTAAAGCAGCAAAAACAATGGTGTGTATATCGATTGGTATGGAACGAAGAGAGAAAAAAACACACCAAAATACCAGTCGATCCACACACTGGAAACAATGGTAAATCAAATGATGAGAGTACGTGGTCTGATTATCAGACCGCACTCTCTGCAATAGAAAAATATAACTGTAATGGATTAGGTTTTTATTTCAAAAAACCTTACTTCGGAATTGACATTGATAATATCGAAGGTGAAATTCAACGATATTTACAAGGCGATATCGAAACAAATATGATGTACGAGTTTGTAACATCGATTAAATCTTATGCTGAATACTCTCAATCAGGTAACGGTATCCACATTATCTGTAAAGGGAAATTGCCTGGTCACAGACGTAGAAAAGGCAATGTAGAAATGTACGATTCTGGAAGGTTTTTCGTAATGACAGGCAACACTGTTGATCGTAAATATAACCAAGTCATCGAACCATCAGAAACCACTCTAAAACTGCTATACAACCGTTATATCGGTGACGATAAGATTATCCGATTTAATAATCAAAACGTCTCAGAATCGAAAATAGACCTCTCAGAAAGCGAGATAGTACAAAAAGCATACGAAAGTAAACAAGGAGCGAAGTTCAAAGTATTCATGGAAGGTGGTTGGGAAGCGTTTTATGATTCTCAATCCGAAGCCGATATTGCTTTCGCGAACATGTTGGCGTTTTGGACCGGTAGAGATTATGAGAAGATGGACAGCATTTTCAGAGATTCGTCTTTATTTAGACAAAAGTATGACGAACGCAGACCACCAAATTCAACATACGGTGGAAACTTATTAAACAAAGCAATCCATGAATGTGAAAATACCTATACGCCTAGCCAATCGCATGGTTTCAGAATTTTCATTAAAGAGTTTGAAGAAAAGAAAGAAGACAAATTCTACTCCTATGATGACACTGGAAATGCAGAAAGATTTATGGATGTGTATGGAACCTTAGTCAGATACTCATACATTAATAAAGAGTTTTATTTCTACGATGGTAAGAGTTGGAAAATTGATGATACAGGTGAAATATCAAAAATGATTGATACCACAGTTGACATGATGAAAAATGAGAAAGTTTATATCCCTGCCGACTGTGAAGATCCAGAAAAAATTGAAGAAGCCTTTAGGAAACACATCAAGCGTTCTCGTGGGAATTCTGCAAAGAAAGCTATGAGAGAACAAATCATGCACCGTGTATCGGTTTTACCAGATGAATTTGATAGCGACACAACACTTCTAAATACACAAAATGGATATTTAGATTTGATTAGCGGAGTATTGCACGAACACAACATAGACAAAAAGTTTACACGAATAGCAAACATTGAATATACAGATAAAATCGATGCGCCGCAATGGACAGAATTTTTAAATCAAATATTTGATAACGACCAAGAGTTGATTAGATATGTTCAAAAGGCAGTTGGTTACTCACTCACTGGGTCCACAAGAGAGCAGAGTATGTTCGTGCTGTTCGGCGCTGGTAGCAATGGTAAATCTGTTTTTCTAGATACTATCTCATATATCATGGGCAGTTATGCGACAAACATGCAAGCAGACACGATTATGGTTAGAAAAGCAAATGGTGGAGCTAATACAGATATAGCGCGTTTAAAAGGCGCTAGGTTGGTGACATCATCTGAGCCTAATGAAGGCGTGCGTATGGATGAAGGTTTGGTCAAACAGTTGACTGGTGGGGATAAAGTAACTGCTCGCTTTCTATACGGAAAAGAATTTGAATTTACACCAGAATTCAAGCTTTGGTTAGCAACGAACCACAAACCGATCATTCGAGGTACGGATGACGGAATATGGCGAAGAATGAATTTAATCCCTTTTACCATACAGATTCCTGATCACAAGAAAGACAAGAACCTTAAATACAAACTTAAGCGTGAATCAGTCGGGATTTTGAATTGGATAGTAGAAGGTTGTCTGATGTGGCAGAGAGAAGGTTTGAAACGACCAAAAATCGTTGAGGATGCTTCAAAAGAATATCGAGAAGAAATGGACGTAACTGCAGCATTTATCAATGATTGTTGTGAGAGAGGGATAAATAAGCGAGTAAAAGCTAAAGATTTTTATCAAGCGTATAAAACTTGGGCAAATGAAAATGGTCAGTATGAAATGAATAGTACGAAATTCGGTAAAGAAATGAGTAACAAATTTAACAAAAAGAAAACTAACCAAGGAATTATGTACGAAGGTATAGATTTAATTGAGGAAAGTCAGCCTTACGAAAATAGTGGAATTCGAAATTTGTTTAATTAGTCTATACCAATTGTCGAAAAAGTGCATAGTAGTGAAGGGTAAGTGCATAGTTTAGAACTCAACTATTCACTCCTTCAAACCCTTGCTATTACTATATTTATATTACTTTTTTTATATAAAGTGAATAGTAGTGAATAGTTAATATAAAAGAGTAAATAAAAAAGTAATAAAGGAAAAATATATAAAAGAATAGGAATTTGGGTCAAACTATGCACTACTGTTCACCTTGTCAAGCTGTATCCATTGGGGGAGTAAGCCCGAAGGCAGGTGAATAGTTTAGGCTGACTATTCACTTTTTTAGGAGGTTCAAACATGCAATCTGAACAATCAATCCAAAATGAAATATTAATCGAGTTATCGAAAAAAGGCTATAAAGCTTTTCGCACGAATGCCGGCAAAGTTAGAACAGATTCTGGTGGCGTGATTAAGCTATTGCCAAAAGGGCATTTTGATATTTATGGCTACAACCCGAACGATCAAACAGTTTTCTATATCGAAGTAAAGAACGCAAAAGGCAAAGCAAGACCAGAACAAATTACCTTTCATAAAGTCTTGCAAAAAGACGGTATTGTTCATGGCATTGCTAGAAGTGCTATGGATGCATTGATGATCGTGGAAGAAAAAATAGTAGGGTGGGGTTTTAATGACGCCAACACAAGAAAGCATACGCAAACTATCGGATAAAGATTTGATTTGGCAAAAGAAAATAGTCGCAAGTCATTTAGAAAGAATCAAGCTGCGTGATCAATGGCTGACTGAAGAAATGGAACGGAGGAGTAAAAGTGAATAAACAGGAGTTGCTTAAGGAATTAGAGAGTAATAAAGATAAGTGCTTCAAGGAAGCTAAAAAGTATGCGGTCCTTAGTTGGGACCGACAAATAGTAGACTCTAAAGCATTAGTTTATATGCAAGTTATTAATTGGGTTGAGCAGCTAGCTGAACAACCAAAAGTTACAGTGCCGCAGTTTTTAGATAAATATATTCAAGAAAACAAAGGTGAATGTGCATCTGACGTTTTTAGCGAAGAATGGTTGCATGATAGTGCAGATGAATTGGATGATGAAGTTAATAAATGGCTTTACGACAACGACACAGCAGAGAATGACAGAAGATATCTCATTGCAGTTCAAGCTTTTGTAACAGGTGAGTATGAGGTGGAGAAAGAACCACTATATACAGTTACAATTAATCTTGACCGTAAGTACCATCTAGTCGTTGACGAGGGAGATGGTAACGATGAAATTAGTACAACGTTGACAACTAGCCATGGTGTATTGGGGTATCGTTACTTTTTAACAGAAAAAGAAATAAAATCAGCAGATGAGAACTTGTGGAAGATTGCTGTGCCAGTGGAGGAAGACAAATGAAACTAGCAGACACAGTAACAGGCGTACAAGACGGCAAGTACAACCCGCCTCGTGTGGTCAGAAAGCAACGTAGAGTAAAAGCAGGCATCGAGTATTGGTGCGTGACCGAACGTTTTACAAAACCTTTCAAAGCAGTGTGTGTCAAAGTGCTTGAGAACTCAGCTATTGTGACATTTGGCAGCGATCGGACAGTAGTTAAATTGCGAGATATGGAGAGGGTGGAATGATGGCTAACAAAGAAGATTTGTATCGGTTGGAAAAGCTAGTTAATACGCCAGGTGCTGATGAAGACGAAATCAGAGTTTTGAGAAAGGCTTTGTGGGGAAAGAGTTACGATCGACCAAAGCAAAATAGATACAACTCAACACCTGTCAGATTTACTTTTCCAGATGGTGAAGTCAAAGAATTCAGAACACAGCGTGAAGCCGTAGAGATGTCAGGGCTGAACAAATGGACATTGGATCGAGCGTGCAGATTGCAGATACCTTTGAAGAAAGGCAATTTCGCAGGTGCAACGGTCGAGATATTGAGTCAGTAATCCACCAAAATAACCAACTGAAGGAGACGATATTATGTCTGGTGATGACACACATGAAGTTACACAAGAATGGTTAAATCAACATGAGTTTCTACTGGCTTTCTACTTCATCCTATGGAATCAAAATTGGGTTTCCACTGACAAAGTTTGGGAATGGACAAAGCAAGCAGAGCAAGATACAGGCTATAACGTAGATGGTGAATCAGTCGGTTATCCGACGAAGTAGCAGAATGTGTCGTTGCAACCAAATTACAAAAAACAGGTAATTTTTGCAACTTAAAGCAAAAAAATACTATACCAACACGTGCAATGTTAATACTTTGCCTTTTTTATCAAAATGTGTCAACCGCAGAAATAGCAGAAAGCGAGGAATGAATGTGAGTGAAGTTTTGAAATGGTTAGAAGAGGAATCGGACAGACTGACAGAGGAATCTCTCAGCAACGCTGACCCACATAAAACTGTAAACAATAGTTTTCTTGAAGGATTTAACTATGCTTTAGCCAACGTACAAGGGCTTGACCAACCGCAACTCAACGAGAATCAGCAAATGATGAGCGAAGCTGGATTAATTGGAGTTATATATTCGCAACTTCTGGAAGAGTTTGGTTTTGGATATATTGAGAAAGACTTATGGATGATTGCGGAAAACTTATCTGAAAAAATAGCAAATGACCAACCGCAACTCAACGAGAATCAGCAGATTGCAATAAACAATGCCAAGAAGTCTTTTGAAAAAGGGGCAGATATATACGACTGTGCCATTGATATGATGCTATACGATGGCTTAACGGATAAAGAATGGGCAAAAGCAACTGTTGCTTTCTTGTTGTGGGCGCAGGAACAGGAGGAAGAGTGATGTTCATTGGACTTACAGCGATGGATGGGAATGTTGAGTTTGTAAATGCCAACCACATCAAGCGCATATGTGAATCTGATGTGCCTGATGTAGGATCAATTATCGAATGGACACATGCTCCGGCTTGGAATAACAATCCCACGGACTATGTATCCTACTATAAAGAAACTCCGGAAGAAGTATTTAATCAAAAATATTATGCACGTCATGAAGAAGGACGTTAGCTGATTCCGCAATCGTCAGCGATAGCTGATTGTTAGAGAGGTGATAAAAATCTTAGCTACTGACTATATAGATTCTCATAAGGATAAGAATGGGAACGTGCCGATCCTACTGAATTGTGGTGTGAAGCATAAGAACAGAATTATCGTCCTAAAGGTATCAGCTGATTTTGCAAAGTGGATTTACTTAACATCGGGAACAGGCGCTTACTACACAAGTGCAATAAGGACCGTTGACAAACAAGATGTGTTCGGAGTAACAGAATTATATGCGGATCAATTTCCAAACTTGAGAATAGAACAGGAGAAAGCCAATGAATCGTAGTCAAACAATTATCATAACGGTCCTTGTAGTAATAACGCTGAGTTTACTATCCTATACAATTGTGGATCAACAGAAGCAGATTGGGCAGTTACAAGAACAGCTGCAGCATGAGCAGATGAAGTACAAGATTATTATCAACGATCCGTTAGTCAGGGATGCGATGGAAGCAGGGGGGTAACTAATGACTTATATAGTGTTAGGATTCGTGGTAGTTGTTGTGATTATATTCGTAGGTGTAGTGGTTGGTAAGAGTTTGGACAATGAGGAGGGCAAGTGATTGGAGAAATGGCGTGTTGAACGAGTCAAGGCAGTGTTGAAAGATTACCGCGATACGGATAAGTACGTCAGGAAGCTTGAAGAAGAGATTCGAGTTCCGTATCGAGAAGAGGATGTTAACGGGGATATCAAGGGAACAAGAAGTGACAGCGATTTGATGTTCGGCACATTGTGGACCATCGAGACGGATAAGCAGATTCGGCGGTTGAAACGCAATAAGCAGATTGTTCAAGAACTTCTCGATGAGTGCGGCAGTGACACTGAGACGATCATTCGAGAATTGTATATCAAACGATTTCCGCAATACACTATGCAAGGGTTGGTGGAACATAGAATTATTCTTGCTAGCGTGAGTACGGCGAAGAGATTGCGTAATAAGTTTTTTGAAGAAGTCGATAAACAGCTTGATTTATGAACCTTTTTTGAACTTTTCGAGGTGTGAAAATGTTATAAAATAGTATTATCAGATATCGCCCACAAACAGAAACGCACAACGGCATTCAACCTCATTTTGATACGTAAAAATTATTCTGTGGGCGATAGTCACTGTGGCGGAAAGGGTAGACGCTATAAGCGGGCAGAGGTGATAGAACTGTCCTGATGTATGGCTATCAAAACAGTGCAAGGTTCGATTCCTTGCCAGTGACATTGAGATTGGACAGTAAGCACGTGGCAAGCAGCCACCGAATTATCCCGGGGCTTTTGTTGGATAAACAATCTCAAAACACGGGAATTAGTCCCAGAAAAATAAGCATGCAGAGGGTAGCTCCCTCAAGTTGGTGGATATGGTTGTGCGGAGGACCGGAAGAACCGGCAACGTCACAGGTTCGAATCCTGTGTCACCGATAGGGTTTACAGTTATCCCATTAAACTGTATAGCAACCGAGGCCGAGGCAGGGTGGAGGAGCGGACGTTGGGCTCGTGTAGGTTGCTTTAAATTTAAGTCAATACTCTCATTCCCTTGTGGCAGACGTGTATCTGATATGAGAGTTTTATAAGTCACTCATTGCGAGTGGCTTTTTATTTTGATCACACATGAAAAACGCTACAAATCAATGTTTTAACTATAAAAATGAAGAATAAACACTATTATTGATCACAGGAAAAAGCGAGGTGGCAGACATTACTAAATGGACGGAACAGCAGGTCAAACGATTGTCGGAATTGGCAAATGAAGGACTAACAAATATAGAGATAGCGCCTATGCTGTCAGAGGAGTTCGGCAAAGAGTTCTCATGGCCAAGCGTTAGAAGTAAACGTACCAGGTTGGATTTGCCACCGAGCGAAAAGAATATGCGTGTTAAGCAAACTGATAAGGCTAAGAAGAACGTAGTATCTACAGAAATCAAATCAGATGGTACTCAGACTAACCTTATCAAGCTGCGCATGACTGAAAAGCAGTCAAAGAATCCTGATTATGTATTACAAGCACATGGATACGATCCCGATAACTGGGAACTGGTCCAAGCGACTAACAATATTTGGGAACAGAACAACCAAGTAGATGGACTTATACAGCTTTATCAATCAAAGATAGTTGTTAAGCCGAAACCTAAAGGGTTTAACTTAGCAGCCTTCACTGAATCAATCGAGCCAGTAAAACTAACCGCAATCAAGGCTGGTGACAGAAACCTATTCATCGGCTTAGCTGATTGGCATTTCGGTATCACTAAGCTAGAGGATTTACAAGACAAGCTAGCGAGAATGATTGAAGTTATCTCAAAAGGCTATAAGCAGATTGTTATT